TCAGTACTCTTTTGTTTGAACCTGCTTGTTCAAATCACGCACTTGTTTTGTTAACTCCTGCACCGTAAGAACAAGATCCGCGATGATGGCCGTATGGTCTACGTTAAGGATATTGATCTTCTCGCCATCAATTTCTACATCGCCGCTTTGAAAGGTGTAAATCGGGTCAACTTTTTCAGCTTGTTGAGCAATAAATCCACGCCTACGGCGTGTTTCGCCTTTCATGTTGAACTCACATACCCCCAGCGCGTTAATACGCCTGGAGGCCCCTTCCTGGGATTCCGTAAAATCCTTTTTCAGCCGCACGTCTGAGCCAGTGGTCATAACATCGCCTTTAGGGGTGGAGATTGTCCCTCCGGTGTAAAAGAGCCAAGCATCTTTTTGGCCGAAACCGTCCATATACAGTACCACTCGGTGGTTGTACCCAACGTATTCTTCAAGGTAGAAACCACCCCACGCTCCAGCCGTGTCGCCGTTTCCTCCACGCCCTGACATGCGGGACCGGACTTTGCCACCGGAAATCAACGCGCCAATGGCAGGGGAACCGAAGTCGGTCTGCTGGGACACACAGTCATAGCGACACTGCATCCAGCTGCCGATGTCGGCCGCTTGCCCCACCCGCAGGTCTCTGTCTACCCGTAGATGGCTTCCCTGAACACTAAGTTGATCTGCGGCTGTAGTGATGAGGCGTGCGGTGTAGTCGTTAGCACTTTTGTTATGGTGAAAGTCAATGTATGGCGTGTTCATCGACAGCTCAATCGCCTGGGTATACAGCAACCCCTTCGTCGTGTTGTCGATGTCGCCGCCGGCAATCAGCGCGCCAGGTAGTGTCGTTCGGTTGTTGGCATCAATAACGAGGATGTCATCAAAGGTGTCTGCCGGTGATACAGTGGTCGCTCTTGAACGCTGAACCCTAAACGGTGTTCCCGAGCCAACGGCAATTGTCCCGCCTTGCCCCTGTTTTTTGAGCAGAGCCAGATCTGAGTTCTTACCGAGTATAAAACCGGCATTATCGCTGGTTATAACCTGCGAGCCGTCGAGTTTGTTTCCTCCGGTGAGTTTTGCCAGCGCGTTAAGATCCGAGGCCTTCGCCATCCCGGCTATCGCCGGCACGGTCACCTGCTTTCCTGTGATCGGGTCAGTCAGGGTAATATTGCCGCTGCCGGTCAGGGCCATCGACCAGCCCTCTACTACACTACGCCAGAATGCAAACGCGCTGGCCAGCTGGTTAGCAAACGACGAGGTGCTGGCGGTTTCAGCGGTAATAATGCCGTAACTGGCACCGGAAAATGCGGTGGTGATATTCCTAGTCAGCGTCAGTTGCGTGTCGCTGTCCACGGATTTGATCGCATACAGGTCAGCACTACCGCTGCGGTAGACCACCAGAATCGACCCGGGCAGTATCCCCAGCGCCACCTGTGACCATTTTGTTGTCGCACCTGTCACCCGTGCCTGCGACGCTGCACCCGTGACGGTGCCGACTTCATACATCGCCATAATAAAGTTGCTCCTGGATGGTTTTCCCTGGAAAAAGAAAAGGCCCCTTATGGGGCCTCTGTTAGCTAAATGAACTGCTGTCCGTCCGAAATGCGGTTGCGGTGATGTTCTCGACTGTGCAGGTGTAATCAATCGCGGCAGTACGACCTGACGCTCTGATAAAGAAGCCGACATTGTTGTAGCCAGCATCCAGGCGCGCGGCAAACCGCAATTCAAAGGCCGTGGTGCCGCCTGTGATATTACCGGCATCGACGAAGATACGGCGGGTTACCTCCTGCCCACCAATGTTGAACGTAATATCAGAGGTATACCCCAGGCCACTGCCCGTCCCATAGGTCTGGCACACCAGGGTGCAGGCCAGAACCACTGTCATGCTATACCCCCTGTTCTGATACGCACCGTTCCGCTGTACCGTCTGGTTGCGGCGGAAAGTCAGGCTGTCGTAACTTTTGGCCACCGCAATGTCACCAATGAACGAATCCGCCTGGACAGTGCCACGGAACACGCCGCTATTCGCTTCAACCCTGCCACGGACGATCACGTTATTGAACTGCGAAGAGCCATCCTTGGCGATACGCCAGCCTTGCGAGCCATCAACAAAGTTATTCGAGCGGATCTCGTTACCGATCTTCGCGTTCGTAATGGAACCGTCCGCGATTTTGGCAGAGGTCAGGGAACTGTTTTTGATACGTGCCGTATCGATATACAGCTCATTGCCTTCGGCAACCATCACCGGAACAGCCGTCGCATTATTACGATTGAACAACGAGAACCGGTCGGCATAAAGGATCATATCGCTCGTTTCACCATTGCTGCCCAGCGTAATCCCCGCGCCAACATTCTTTCCGTTAACCGTCTCAACCTTCATAGACCACAGCGAACTCACCGTACCATTCACATCCGCCACAGTTTTGGCGGTGTTCTGAACGGAAGCGCTGAGATCCCCGACACTGGATGTCAGGGTCGTCTGCTGCGTTGCCAGCGCCTCCAGTGCCGTTGCATGCGTCTGCTGGGTACTGGTGATACTGGCCACCGATTTAATCGTGTTGTCCAGCGTCGTCTGGTTTTTGATGTTGGCGGCCGCCTGCGCGTCAATCTGCGACTGAAGCGAGGTATTCAGGCTGGCCTGTGTGCTCTGGCTGTCGCTTAGCGTCTTCGCCATGTTATCGACGCGGGAGTTGGCATTATCCACTTTCGTGGCCAGTGCCGTCTGCTGCTGCGCCTGGGCGGTGATTTTCCCTTCGGCATCCGTTACGCGAGCCGTCAGACCGCTCACGGCACTCGCCGTCGCGTCAGAGGCATCCTGTGCCGCTTTCGCATCGGTAACATCCGTGATGACCAGATCGTCGATATACAGTGAATAGCCAGGGGTACCGTTGCCGGTGGCGCCACGGGTGGAGATCCAGACCACCGCGCGTGTTCTGCCTGCCCCGTTGTTACTGGCGATACCCGTGAATTTCACCCACTTATCGCGCGCGCCCAGAGAGGCTTCGCTGACAGTGACCGCCGCCTGCCACGCATTTTGCCCGGCAGCATTCTGCGACTGGATACCGACCAGCGTTGTCCACCCGGAGGAGGGCGCCTGATCCGCCGGCATCATGGCCCAGAACTCAAACCGGAACTTCGCGTCCTCACGGACTGACTGCCAAGTGCCAAGCTGTTTATCACTGTTGCCGCTGTTGTTCTCATCCCGTCTCAACTTCAGGCTCTTACCGCCGGTGAATTTCTGAGACGCAACCACAACGGCTGTGCCGTTCCCGCCCAGCACCTGGCCATCGCTGTAGCTTTCAAACGTACCGTCAACCCACGGATTAGCTCCCTGAGTGCGGATGGTATTGATGGTGCTGGTCAGCGAGGTGATGCTCTGCGACTGGCTGGTGATGGTGTTTTCCACCTGGCTTACGCGACCGGTCAGTGAACTCACCGCGGACGTGTCAGCCTTTTTACCCAGCTCAGTATTCATCGTGGTCAGGCTGTTCTGCAAACTGGTGAGCTGCTGCGACTGCGAATCCAGTTTACCCTCGGCAGACGTCATCCGGGTGGTCAACCCGGTGACAGCGCTTTGCTCGGCCTTCTTACTGACCGCCGCATTCGTGACGGCCAGATCGCCGCTGAGTTTCGTCAGCTGCTGCGCCTGGGTGGTGATAGCCCCTTCTGCAGCGGTGACGCGGGTATTCATCTGAGAAATGGCCCCGGCATTAGCTGCGATATCCTTTTCATCCGTAACATCGAGGACATGGAAATCATCGAAATACATTGCCCCCGCGCTGAGGAAGGTCGTCAGCTGGAAACTGGCCGTCGTGGTCTTCGTGGCTTTCCAGTCAAACGTTACCAGTTGCCAGCCAGAACTAAACGGTCCGTAGTTTGAGCCGACCAGCAGGCCAGTGCTGTCGGCCACACGAAACTTCGTGTTACCCGCATCTTTAATCGTGGTTCCCGGGTCCTGCTTCGCCCATACCCCCATGCGGTAGGTACGACCATGCGTGATACTGATTTCCTGCCCGACCAGGTTCGACTGGCCGGCGGACATTTTCAGTGCCTTGTTACCCGAGTGCGGAACCTGTAAATCGGCCACCGTCGCGGTACTGCTCCAGCCGGTAAAGCCCGCCGCGCCGCGCTCAAAACTGCCGTTGACAATGAGGTTACCCGGCATTTTCCCGCTGGCGTCAATATCCGCTGCCGTCTGGCTCAGGCTGTTACTCAGTTGCGTCAGAGAATCCCCCTGCGCACTGAGTGTTTTGCCCTGCTCCGTGACCTGGTTCTGCAGGGTGTTCATCGCGCTTGCGTCCGCTTTTTTGTTTACGTTCGCATTCGTCGTGGCCAGATCGCTGCTGAGTTTAGTCAGCGCGCTGTTGGCCGCCGCGATGTCATTCCCCTGCTGCGTCACCGTGCCCTGCAGCTGCGTCACCGCTGTCGTGTCAGCCTTTTTACTCACCGTATCGTTTATCGACCGGAGGCTGTTCTCCAGCGAGGTGGTCCGCGTGCCGATGCTGCTGAGCGTATCGCCCTGCTGGCTAACCGTGGTGGTCAGTGAATCCACCGCTTTTGCGGTCGCATCTGCGGTTTTCTGCGCACTGTTCGCCGCTGTCACGTTACGCATATGCCAGTCGGCAGCGTACCAGACGGTGCCGAACGGGCTGCTCTGATTAACCTGCAGGAATGGGCGCAAGAAGTTCGTGTCCTCCGGCACCGTAAAGCGCCAGGTGGCACGCTTCCACGCAGTGGTGGTCTTAGTATTGCCCCCGGAAGTTCTCGCCTTGATGCCATCGGTGGCGGTGGTGGCACGACCAATATAAAAATTAAAGTCGGCGCTGCCGGCACCACACGCTACCAGAGCAGACATTTCAAAAACGTCGCCCGGTGTCACGGCGATATTGTTGATTTTTGGCACATGGTCTCGCCCGGCCAACCGAATAGCATACGTGAACGGGCAATCAGCCGGCACACCTGCAGCAGTGGTCTCCACCACGTCATACCCCATACGGTCATAGGCTGGATCAAGTGACGGGTTCGGAATGTAATCATCCCCAGCTGCCTTCCCGGCGGTCACTGCCGCTGTCAGGCTGACTATATTGCTGTTGGCTGCCGTGAGGCCTGCCTCGGTTTTTTCCACCCGGCCAGTCAGCGCGTTAAGAGCCGTCTGATCCGCTTTGGTGTTGACCTTATCGGTAGTGCTGCTCAAATCGCCCTGCAGCTTCGTGATAGCCTGCCCCTGGGAGGTGATCTTCCCTTCTGCACTGGTGACCCGGTTAGTGAGGTCACTTACCGACTGCGCGCTGGCCTTTTGTGATACACCATTCGAGGAAAACAGCGTTACGTTACGGATCAACAAGCGAGCTGTTGATGGTGTCAGTGTCCCAGCGGCCAGTCTCAGATACACGTAATTACCGATAAAAGTAGCCGGAATGTTCAGGGTAAAAGTTTTGGTCTGCCAGTCGGTGGTTACACCGCTCAACCATTTCGTGGTAGAGCTAAGCCAGTTCACCGGATCCGACAAATCTGCAATAACACCAACCGTATCGGTAGATACGTTTGTCATCGTAACCGAGCTTCGCACCTCAAGACTAAGCGTCAAGACGGTCCCTGCCTCTACGGGTACTTTCGTGATGTTTGCCGTCCGGATGGAGGCTGTAGTTGTTTGCAAAGCTTTTTCAGCATCGTTGTACGTAAATCCAGAGCCAGTCCCCGAATCTACCCACAGCGATAAATCTGATTCCATTCCACCATTGCCGATGAGACTGCCGGAAGACAGCGATCCTTTCAGCATGGTCAAAAGGTTACCTTGTGATGTCAGCATTCCTTCACTAGCGCTGACACGGTCACTAAGCATACTTACGGCCGCACTGTCGGCTTTCTTAGCCACATTCCCGTTGGTGATGCTCAGGCTGTTCTGAAGATTCGTCAGCGCGTTGCTTTGCGCGGTCAGGTCTTTTCCTTGCTGCTCAACGGTGTTCTGCAGGCTCTGCAGCGCCGTTGCATCAGCCTTCTTCGCCACATTGCTGTTAGTCGTGTTCAGGCTGTTTTGCAGGCTGGTCAGGCTGTCTCCCTGCGATTTCAGACCGCCTTCGGTAGCCGTCACGCGGGTCGTCAGATTCGTCAGCGCGCTGGCATCGGCCTTGCCGCTAATATCCTTACCAAGTTGCGTCACATCCGACTGCAGTTTCGTGATCGCGCTGCCCTGAGACGTAATATTCTTCCCGTTCTGCGTGACTGACGCGGACAGACTGGAAAGCGCCTGCGCATTCGCATCGGCGGCATCGAGCGCCGCTTTCGCATCGGTCACGTCAGTGATGATCAGATCATCAATCAGGAAGGCGTCACCCAGGCGAACTTTTGGTGTATTCGGGATGGAGATCCTCACCATTGCCTGTTTCAGCGCGGTTCGGTTGTTGGTCAGATAGCCACTGACTTTTGTCCAGTTGTCCACCGACAACTCGGAGACTTTCACGTTCAGGCCAGGCCACGACCAGCCATTGGCAGAATCCTGGAAGGAAAATCCGAGCACCATATAAACGGTCGGATCGGCGGTCGAGCCAGCCGGCAACTTAACCCACGCCTCCACGTAATAGACCGCGTTATCGCGAACCTGCATGCCCGAAAAGATATGGGTATCGTTATTATCCGTCGCGTTCGGGTTGTACTCCGTACTGCGCGTAACACGCAGGCTTTTGGTCCCGCTGTGCGCAGCTTCACTGGTGATAACGGCGCGGGCATTACTGAGAACATCGCCGACGGCATAGGATTCAAAACTGCCGTCCGGCAGTACGTTGGCTCCCCGTGTCGCCTGCTGCTTCAGCGATGTATTCAGGCTGGTCAGGCTGTCGGCCTGGCTACGGATATCCTTTTCAGTCTGGGTAACCCGGTTGGTCAGTGAACTGACCGCCGACGCATCAGCCTTCTTCGCCACATCGCCTTTGACCCCTTCCAGCGCGTTATTCAGCGCCGTGATGGATTGCCCCTGTGATGTCAGGGTGTTCCCCTGGTTCGTCACCGTCCCGGTCAGAGACGAAACAGCATCGCTGGTCGCCTTGATGTTGGTTTCATCGGTGATATCAAACACCCGGACGGAATCGAGCCAGATTTCACCGTTTGTCGGATGAGAATAAAGTTTGAAGTTCTGCCCGTCCGCGCCGGCAGCCGTCAATCCAGTTTCCCAGGTGATGGTTTGCCAGTCAGTGGTCAGCGTGACCGTTTTATCCTCATACGTACTGTCCGTCTGGCCGATTTTGTTCTGGCGACGGATCAGCAGACTCATCGCGCCGGAAACACCTTTGGCCTTCACCACCACGCGGTACTTGCGCTGGCCATTCAGCGGCACCGGCTTGTTGTTGTTGGAGAAGATCCCCGGACTGGTGTTAGTCGTCCGGTTCAGCCGGACCCCCGCTTTCCCGTCCCCGAAATCGCCAAAAGTCACACCGGCTGGATACTGAATATCCCAGGCAGTGCTGCCCTGTAGAAAATCAAAGTTCGGGATCAGGTTGTCGCCAGCGTTGCGGGTGGCCGTCAGCACATTCGCCAGATTTGTCAGCTGCTGGCTCTGTGTGGTCAGTTTCCCTTCCGCCTCTGTCACCCGGTTATCGACCGAAGTCAGTGCCGTTGCATCGGCCTTCTTCGACACATTGCTGTTGGTCGTGTTCAGGCTGTTCTGCAGGTTCGTCAGCTGCTGGCTTTGCGAGGTGATAGCCCCTTCCGCTGTGCTGACCCGGCTCGTCAGTCCGGTAACGGCGCCGGCGGTGGCATCGATGTCCACCCGGTCGGTAACGTCAGTGACGTAAAAATCATCGAAGTAGCGGCTGCCATTAATCAGATAGTTGCTCAGCGTCACCGGCAGGCTGGCTGTCTCCGTCGCTTTCCAGCGACCGGAAACCAGGGTCCAGTTTGTCCCCACCGTGCCGCTGTTGTACGGACGCTCAAAGACCGGCTGGCCGGCAGAGTTACCGATCCGCAACTTGTTGTTCCCCGCGCCATTATCCGTCGTCGCTCCGGGTTCCTTGACCCACACCCCGATTTCATAGGTTCGCCCCTGAACAAACGGGATGTATTGCCCCGGAGACACGCTCCCCGGATCAACCTTCAGCGCCCGCGTCCCGCTGTGAGGAGCGGAAACCTCCACCACACTGGTCGCGGTTGACCGCCCGGTATAACCATCCAGCCCGCGTTCAAATGAGGGATTCACGACCAGGTTACCCGGTATCTGACCGCTGGCATCGATATCTGCCGCAACTTGCGAGAGACTGTTCGACAGATTCGTCAGCGAATTGCTCTGGCTATCCAGCGTTTTACCCTGCTGCGTCACTTTCGTGTCGAGCGTGGCCAGCGCAGTCGCATCGGCTTTCTGCGCCAGCGCTTTATCGATATTAGCCAGATTTCCGGTCAGTTTCGTGATGGCGCTGTTCGCAGCAGTCAGATCGTTGCCCAGCTGTGTGACGGTATTGGTCAAATCCTGCACCGCTGTCGCATCAGCCTTTTTGGCCACTGCGGCATTGGTGGTGGCCAGCCCGTTTTCCAGCTGGGTTGTCCGGTTGCCGGTCGAGGTCAGCAGATTAACCTGTTGCGTCACGGTGGTGGTCAGCGAGTCAACCGCCGCCGCCGTGGCATCCGCAGTATCCTGAACCTTTTGCGCCGCTGTCACATTTCGCATATGCCAGTCCGTAACGAACCATACGGTGCCATACGGGCTGTTCTGCGAGATCTGCAGGAACGGGCGGATATAACCCCTGTCTACCATCGCCTGCGTGACCTTGAAGCGCCAGGTGGTTCTCTGCCAGGTCGCGGAAGGTGATTTTCCGCCCCCCGCCATGAGTGGCGCACCGGTGCTCGTATCTGGCCGAACGGCGGTGCCAACATACAGATTAAAATTCGCCGTGCCGGCGCCGCAGGCAACCAGTGCGCTGATCTCAATCACATCGTTAAGCGTGGCCGGGAACGCGGCAAAGTTAGGATGGTGATCCCGGCTGGCAATTCTGGCCGCATAACCATACGGGCAGCCAGGAGGGACCTCCTCAGCCGTCGTGGATACGACGCTAAACCCCATCTGGTCGTAAGCCGGGTCAAATGTCGGGTTGGGAATTAAATCTCCGCCTGATGCGTTTCCGGCCCGTACAGCGGATTTCAGCGAGGTAATGTTGGCGTTAGCAGCCGTCAGCCCGGATTCCGTCTTCTCCACTCGTCCGGTTAGCGAGTTCATCGCCGTCTGATCCGCTTTGCTGGCCACGTTCGCGTCTGTCTGCGTCAGCGCATTCCGGAGTTGGGTGATGCTCTGCGAATTGCTGACCACCTCGTTGCCAATCTGGCTGACATTCGAGCTGAGCACGCCGGCTGCGTTTGCCAGCGCGGAAACCCCGAGACCGGAGTACATCTCGGCAACCTTGTCTGACAGCTTCAGGCCCAGGTTGATATACGCCTGGCCGGTCCACTGATTCACCAGAAACTCAACGGTGTTCCAGCCGGCTTTCAGTTCAAAACTGACGGTATTCCAGCTGGCGTTACCCCAGGCGACCTGAACTCCGTTCACAAATATGGCGCCGGTATCATCAAAAACCCTGGCGCCGGGCGCCAGTGTGATGGTGGTATCTGCGGCCACTTTCACCTGGCAGGAATACAGCGCGATCAGATAGCTGCCGGCGGACGTAAAGTCCAGTTTGGCCGCGTCGGCTACCTCATCCACGACCGTTGGTGCCACAGCGCGAACATCGCTGAATGACGGGACTGTCCCGGCGTTAGCCAGCTGCACCGGATAGAGTCGACGGGACCAGCGATTCGGCTGGCCATTGACCAGTTGATTCGACAGGCTGGTGATGCTGTCAGTATTGCTGCGAATATCCCGCCCGTTTTGCTCTACCTGCTGCGTTAAGGCAGTGACCGCAGCCGCTTCGGCTTTCTTCGCCAGCGCGGCATTTGTCGTGCCCAAATCGCTCGTCAGTTTCGTGATGGACTGACCCTGGCTGGTTATCCTGTCGCCCTGCTGGGTAACAGTAGACTGCAGCCCGCTCAGTGCCTCATTCGTACCAGCCAGGCCCGTTTCCGTCTGGCCAACCCGATTAGTGAGTGATGTTAACGCGGCGCCCTGCGATGTCAGCGTGGCGCCCTGTTGCTCAACTTTCTGCGTCAGGGACGTCAGCGCGGCCGCATCGGCTTTTTTCCCGAGGCTGGTTTCCAGGCCACCGATACGGCTCGCCTGCGCGCTCTGCTCTGTCGTCAGAGAACTCAGTTCACCAGAAACAGCAGCTTTGTTGTCGTTAAACTGCGTCTGCAGGGACTCTCTGGCCTTAACTTCCGCCGAGATGGCGGTAACGCGCGCGGTTTTTTCCTGGTACAGCAGCCCGGAGGTGACTTTATCCAGATCGCTGCCCTCATAGGAGCCACGCATCTGCGCCGCCAGCGTGCTGCGTGCCTGCGCTTCGGCAGTCAGCGCGTTGCTCAGCGTACTGCGCACATCCTGCAGAGCCGCCGTACTGGCGCCGGGTGCTGGCCGGCCAACGGCGATCCAGTCAAATAACAGATAGTTGTCCGCATCCTGGCCCGTTGTGAAATCGAAGCGGAAACGACGAATCGTTGTCGAATCCCGCCACTCAATGTCGTGCAGGGTCAGAATCGCAATACCCTTGTCATCGTATTACGGCTCACTGATAACCACGGAGCGACCAGCATTCCAGCCGGTTTCATCAGCGCCGATCCAGAACATTTTGGCATTCCAGGTTGGGCTACCAACCTTTTTAATGCGCATCTTAATGAAACGATAAGCATGGGCATCGATCGTCAGGCCGTTAGGGGATCGACAGGTTGAAGTCGAATTGTTGGCTTTCAGCCAGCCATCGCTGGTGACGCTCATTGGCGTGTAGCCGTTGTCGTCTTCCGTCCAGCCTTCGGCATCTTTGTCGAAATACCAGATTTCCAGAGAGTCAAACTGCTCCCCTGTGCCAGCGGCAATCTGTGAGATCTGGCGTGCCAGATTTTCGTCACCAGAGGTCACGGCCTCAGACAGGCTCTCGATACTCGCCTCAATCCCCTGCGTTGCCGCCAGCAGTTCATCAGCGGCCTGTGCCGCCTTCGCGTTAACATCGGCGATACGATCCGCGGTCTCCTGCTTCACTGCATTGGTCAGCGTGGTGTTAACCTGAGACAGCGACTGCTTCAGGCCATTTTCGGCAGTCTTTATCTGCGCATTCAATGCGGCATCGCCGTCGGCCAGCGTTTTGCTGACCCTGGCAATCTCCAGGTCGATGGTGGCGTTGATTTCCGCAGCCGTATCGGTGACTGACTGTCTTACCTGGGTGATGCTGTCGGTCAACGACTTGTTCACAGTTGCGATCTGCTTGTTCGCATCTGCGACGGCGGATTTTGCCTCCTGAACGCCTTTGTTTGCCTGAGCCAGACCAGAATCGAGAGCCTCATTGACCGAGGTGATCTCATCCGTGATGGTTTTATTCACGGCGGAGATCTTCCCGTCAACATCAGCAGTGATGCTTTTCGCCGATGCATCAATATCCTGGCTGACCTGCTTCGCCTGGTCTTCGGCTTCCTTACGCAGAGCTTCAGCGGTCTGCTCCAGTTCCTGCTGCGTATTGCGGATACCTTCCTGCGTTTCGCTAATGGTGCGCTGCGTTTCCTCCCAGGCAGCCGTATCCTTGATCGCGTCGGTCAGGTTTTCGTAGTAGTCATCAAAGTTATCGCTGGCCATCCCCTGGACCCAGCCGGTCCACGGGCTTTCATTGCCAAGACGATCCACAAGGCGCGCCCGGTACCAGAATTCTGCGCCCATACTAAGGCCCATCTGCTGATAGCTTTTCCCCGGATAGGCCACGTCTGATAACGGCATCGGCGCACTGCCGTCCTGATTTTTGCTGTACTGTAGTTCCGTGCGCAGCGTATCCCCGGAGCCGGTCGGGAACTCCCAGCTAACCTGGACCCCATGAACCAGAGAACGGGTTGCCAGCGCCAGCGGTGCCAGCGGCTCGCCGACCTTGCCGGTCAGGGTTTTCTCTTCGGAATACGCCCAGCCGCTCGAGATCTCCGCCGCATTTATCGCGCGGACGCGAACCAGATAACGACCGGCATAAATGCCGCTGACCTCAAACGAGGTGGTCGAGCTGCGCGGCACATTAATCCAGTTCCCGTCGTTACGGCGCCACTGTGCCTCGTAGGCAATAGCGCCGCTGACAGCTGACCAGTTAACCTGCATCGTTTCGACGCTGATCCCCTGATTCACGACCGAGCGGGATGTGATGACAATATCGTCAGGAGGTGACTGGTTGCCCGCCGGCAATACGCTAACCGGGCGCTGGTCGATAATAGCGCCGGTATCGATGCGGGCGAATTTATCCGGGTCATGTGCCACGCCGGTGATCGTGAGGGTGGCATCGCTGTTCTCTTTTACCCCTGTAACCCGGTACTGCTGCAGGAAGAGGTCATCGGATTCAACGGCCCAGACGCATTCCCGTTCTGGTGTCTCACTGTACGCCGTTGTGACCGTAATCTGCCGGCGTCCGTTAACAGCCTGAATGGTCCGGCTCTGTGAGATACCGGATGGCAGGTTTAGCTGGAGACGGTCGCCAGGTTTGGCATCCACATCACGATCCAGAGTAATCACCCGGCCATTCACCGCGCTGATTCGCCCGCCGTTGACCCGTCCGGCCAGCAACTCATCCGCCAGGGCAATGATATAACCGGGTTGAGGAATGCGACCGTCCAGCCCCACATCAAACTCAACGACCCGGTCTTTGTTGTTGGTCAGTATGCCCCACAACCCCTTACGGTGGGCTTCGCTCTGGCGCGTACAGCCAATCGCGGTCAATTCGAGCTGGTTAAAACTGTAGCGGGAAACCAGTTCCGGGATAAACGCCGGCTCCATCGCATCAGCATAAGCATTATCCGGATCAGACCAGGAAACCAGGGCGTTGGTGTACCGAACCTGGCTGCTGCTGCTCGAATAACGGGGTTTGCCGATAATATTGGCGCGCGTATAGGTAAAATCGACATCACGCGGCATATCAGCCTGCACAACAATCTGCTCACCGTTCCAGCAGGTCATGCCCCGGAAAATGGCGGCAAAGTCTCGCAGCACGGTGTAAGCATCGTTGCGTTCCTGAACATAGACGTTACAGGTATAGCGCGGCTCCATGCCGTCACCACCACGCCCGTCAGGAACCAGCTGATCGCAGTACTGTGCAATCTGGTACAGCGTCCATTTCGAAATATTGGCGCTGCTCAGACGATTACCGAGACCAAAACGGTCAGCTATAACAATGTCGTAATAGATCCAGGCCGGGTTATCCGTCCAGGCCCATTTAAACCCGCCGGTCCAAACGCCGGTATATTCGCGGGTTTCCGGATTGTAGTTATCCGGCACACGAATCACGCGCCCACGCGGCTCACAGGAAATTTGCGGAATGGAGCCATTAAACTGGCTGGAGTCGAACTCGATATAAAGCAGCGCGGTGTTGGGATAACGCAGCTTCGCGTCAATCACTTCGGTATAGCTCTGCAGCGTCATCACGTCGCCAACTTTGACACTGTTTGCATCCGGAGAGATTTTACGCAGGCGTAGCGTCCAGGTACTGCCGGCATGGGGCAGATCAATACGATGGCTCCGCTCATAACCGGAGGTGGTTTTACCCGTGACAGCGGTTTCCAGCACCGTCTGCCAGGCGCCGCCGTCGGTCTGCAGGTCAATCGCATACTTGACGGTATTGCCCACCACGTCGCCATCATCTTCCTGTTTCATCAGGGACGGCCATTTCAGGCGGACACGAACGGCAGAAAGCTGGGTATTAGTAAAGGTATGGGTCCAGGCTGTCTTGCTGGAAACTTCCGTTCCTACACTGATTTCATTTTCAGTACCGGGAATACCCTGAATATAAGTCTGAGCCTGCGTGCCGGGGCGAAATTCCCAGGACACGCCACTGAAGTTTTGCGAACCATCAGCATTTTCAAGCGGGGTGCCATCAAGATAAATATCTTTCCCGGTTAAACCACCTGCAAATTCACCCTCACCTAATGCGAGCAGAATTTTGGCTTTCGCAACAGACTGTAAATCATCCGGCTGTTCCGTCGGTGTACGCTGCTTTGAGCCGCCACCCTTGCGCCCTTTAATTATGTTATTTGCCATATTACGCCCATAAAAAAAGCCACCGCAAGGTGGCCTGAATTGGATGGTTTACTGAATAAAAATTATTGCTGGTCTTCTACGTAAATACCGGCAGATATAATGGCGCCGCCAATTCGGCGTTTGCCATAAAGCAAAGGGACCGGGTATCCCTGAGAGGCAGTGTTCGTCACGCCCCCAAAGGCGTACGACGCTTTATTGTCAGCGGATTCTTTTCGTGCCAGGCCAGCTGGCTGTGGAGAAAGCATTTGAACGACGCCGCCGAGCATCATCGCAGCCCCCATTTTATAACCAAATGCTGACACGGGGTTGCCAGGAACAAAGTAAGAGCCGACAGCAGAGGCAACAATAATAACTGCTCCAAGAATTGTTTGAAGCAGTCCCGCCTTTTTACTACCAATTAAAACAGGAACAATTCGGATGACTTCACCACCAACAGGAAATCCTAAATCATCCTTCCCAATATTTTTTTCACCCTTAAATACCGCATAGGTTAGTCCACGCTCTTTGCTGGTAATCATGAATTTTTCGAAGCCTGGTATCGTTGCCGATAATGCCTGCCCTGCTTCATGAACAGTGCTAATTAAACGATAGTGAATTTTCCCAAAAGTTTTACCTAATACTCCAGAAAGTATTATTTTGGTCATTGTTTCTTTCATTTGGCACCTAACAGAAAAAAACAGCATTTCAAATGCTGCTTTTTATTTAACCTATTTTTGTTTGTCTGCCTTGATTATTAAATCACACTCTTCTTTATTAAGATCGCCACTTTGACCTATACTCCTCTCTATCCTGCAATCACGGGCAAATTTCCTTACGCCCATCCTTGCATATTTATCACCATTGCTTGAAAGGAGTTGATATATAAAGTCATCGTCTGACCTATTATATCGTTGTTGTGCATCCATTAATGCCATCATGAATGCCATGCGTTTTACATAAATATCGACAGTGGCGCTTTCTTTTAATTGCGGATGGCGTGATAAATAATCATCAACTGTTCCCGCAAAAGTTGATGATGCCAGAAGTAATGTGGCTCCGAAGATAGCTTTTTTCATTCCTTATATCCTTTTGCTGTTTCAACAAAAGGTTAACATAGAGAATGATATCGAACGATTTTCATTGTCCTTTCCATCCAGTACCCACCATACGGCACGCGCTTGCTGAGATGGCCATACAGGTGATGCAGCAGCAGGTTCCCTTCCAGCAGAATCCCGGCGTGGTTCCACTTATCCGCCTGCACCTGCATGATCACCATATCACCCGGTTGCGGTGGACCATCAAACTCACGGAACCCGCATTCATACCAGCAGTCCTGATAAAAATTGTCCGGATACTCCTTTTCCCACCACGGATAATCGACGCGGTAATCGTGCAGCTCGATGCCGTGGGTTTGCCGAAAATAGCTCATCACCAGGCCCCAGCAATCGTAGTGGCCCAGCACGAATGGTCGCTCGAGGAGCGGCAACTCACCACGCGGGTGGATGGTACGGAGATCGCCTTCTGGCCAGCTGATAATATGCCAAGGGAGAAGGGTCGCGTCGCATTGCGCTTTATCCAGTTCGCTCGGCTGGGTGGTGGCATCAGGATGGCTGTGAACAATACCGGTGATCGTTCCCCATTCCTCAACCTCCGCATAATCCTCCGGCGCCAGCACAAAATTATCTTTCGACTCTGTGGCCAGGTTCCGGCAGGGGAAATAACGCTCCGCTCGGCCCCTCTGGGCGACGAGGCCGCAGGCCTCGCGCGGATATTCTGCGGCCGCATGTTCCTGGATGGCCTTAATCGTTTTCTGACGCATATCAGCTCCTGATTAATGAAGTGCCGGGGAACCCGCCAAACGGCAGTTCGCTATTCTCACCATGACGTAATTTGCAGGCCGTGAGCGTTCCGTTGCAGACATCCTGCGACGGGTCATCAACTGGCTGATTGTTCCTGTCAAAATACCGGGTGCCGGCATAGTCGCACCCGTTACCGCTGCGGTATTGATTGCGGATACACCAGGTGCAAATCGCATGCAGCTGGCGAGTGGGGATCATCATCCCCTGCAGGGCAAACGGGCTGGAGAGAGTAAATTCCACCTTCTCATCGTCTTCATAATGCTTTACGTCGATGAAGAAAAGGCGCCGTTTCTCCTGCGTCGGATCAGCTGAGGCATTCCCTTTCGGAAAGTTCTTCGCATCGAGATACTGTTTTTGCGTGTCGTGGATGACAACCCGCGCCAGAGCCAGATCGTCGTAATGAAGACAGAGCGCGGATATCTTTCCGTCGATATTCCCTACCCGCAGCGTTGGCTGCGCGTCGCTGCCCGTGGTGGATGACTCGATCCCTTCGATGTCACATGGCCAGGCTTTATACTCGCGCCCCTGCCACCAGATGCTTTTCGCCGGCAGCTTATCCAGGTCGCCGCCAGCGGCGAGGATTTCGGCTGCAGTATGGGGAACGTTATAGCCGTGGAAATACAAAACCTCATCCAGGCCAAACGCCTGGCCATCGATCTCCAGGAGACGAACCTCATCGCCTGGCTCTAACTTCTGATAATTCGCGTTAAGGCTCATGGTTTAAATGCCTGAATAAAAGTGGCTGAAAGTGAGTAATTTCCGCCGCCCAGAGGCACCGGTTTATATTGTTCGCAGCGGAAAAGCCCCACCTCTTCCAGAGGCGGGGTCCACTGAAACGCGCGGGTGCCTGCATGACGGTCGAAGAACTGCTTAATCGGACGGATATAGTCCTCCGTACCGACAAAACTCAGCTCCCAATCCTGTGATCGGGTGTTAATACCATCGCCGGATACCTGCGTATACCCGTCACCGAACTGCGCCTTCCGGACACGAAAGTTAACGGTCTGCTGGGGATTAACCCGCGGACTCCAGGTGAATATCTCAATAGCCATTAGCGTTGCCCTTTAACTGCATTCCAGACCATCCCGCCAGGGCGCATATCCTGCGCCATCAGCTCCCTGTATTTTTTCTCCACAAACGAGCCGATCTGCTGGCCAAACTGCTCAAAACCTGACGGCGCCTGCGTTGAGGTGTTTCCGCCTTCAATCGTGATATAGACTTTTGGCCCTTCCGACGCGCCGGCGTTCTGACCACCACCGACAGCGCGTACACCCAGCGAACCATCGCCGGCACGCGTCAGTGGCATGATGGCCTCCGGCCCGGCCTCGCCAAATACGCCGGCCCCTTTTGCGAAAGCGAAGAACTGCGGAGAGTCGTAGACCTGGTTGCTGTATGCGCTCAGCGACGGCGAGTCGTAAACGCCGCCTTTGGCGTTGAACTGGAAGTTACTGGCGGCATTCTGGATCGCCGTCCCCGAGCCTGCGCCCGCAGCGCCCGTGACAACGCTGGTCCCGACGCCCACCACGCCCATAATGGTTTGCATGACGGAACTGGTGACCAGCGCCTGAGCGGCCATATCAACGAGGTTTTTTATGATCGACTGCGTGAGCGAGGAAAACAGGTCAGCCATGTTCTCCTTAAAGCTTCTCGTCCGCGTCAGCATGCTCGTCAGGAAGTTGCTTGAGCGCTCATGGGCCGTTTCAAATAACCCGACGGCCAGGCTCTGGAATTCTCCCTGTGATCGGTATAACTCCAGTGACGTCTGATACTGCGCATCGGCGGATTCTTTCGTCGCCTTCTGCATCAGCATTTCGTACTGTTCTTTGCTGATCGCGCTGCCCTGGTAGTACGCCTGCAGCAATGCCTGCCGCTGCGCAAGCTGATTGCGCAGCGAGACCAGTGGATCAACTTCGCCGGCGATATCCAGTGCCGGCGCAGCGATTTCATCGGCATGCGCCTGCAGCAGCTCTTTCGCAGTATCTCTGGCCAGCGTTATTCGTGCGGCCTGGTACTCTTTTTCATCAAGAAGGCGGGCTTTGAAAAGCTCAGCCAGGTCCCGGCTGGCTTCCTGCTCTTTTCGCAGAGTTTCCTGGGCGGGGGAATACTGCGCGGCCAGATCCAGTCGCTGTTTCTGGTAATTCTCTGCGTTCATTAACAGCGCGCGCTGCAGGTCAGCATCACTGGCGCCATTTTTCTTCGCCGCTTCCTGCAGCTCCCTGTTGCTGTCCTTTTCCTGCAGGTTAATTCTGGCCAGGCTGGATGCATGGGCTTCTTCAATTTGCTGCCGCAGCGTTTTGAACTGGTCGACCTGGGACTTACTGCCTTTCCCCGTGCCGGTACCGCCATCGCCGCCCCAGGGATTTCCATCTCCGGTCTCTTTGGGGGGCGTGCTTAACGCTCCTTTCAGATCATCCGTAAGGGAGGTTATTTTTCCCGATAAACCCAGCTGAGCCAGTGTTTTTGCATCACTGACACGCTTAATGTTTTCCTCGGTTTTGCGGAGTCCCTCGTTAACGCTATCGAGATCCGCCCGCGCCCGCGTCTGGTCTTTTGTCACCCCTTCCAGCTGGCCGAAGGGGTCAAACCCTTTCAGGCTGTCGATACGACTGTCGGCATCCTGAATCTCTTTTATCAGCTGGTTACGCTGCACGACCTGGTTTTCGTACTTATCCTCCAGGTCGAACTGCTTCACATTTAACTGGTTAAGCGAGAGGCGCATCAGCGCTTCACTGGTTTCCACTACGGCATCTTTTAAATCAATGGCCGATTGCCGGGCTTCTTTTGCTTGTTGATGGAAATACAGTAATGCAGAGCCAGCCAGCGTCGCCGCGCCAACCGGACCACCAACAAAAGCCAGGGCGCCTCTTGCCAGGCCCACCGCAACGGAGGCCGCACGGGCTGATATCGACAATTGCCGGTTTGCCGCTGCCAGTTTCAGTTTCGCCTGGCTGGCCAGATTGGTTTGCTCAGTTTCCTGTCGGATGAGGCGGGTAAACTCATCCTGGTAACTGATATTCATCCCGTACTGTTTAGCCGTCCGCTCCATCTGCCGGTAGTGGCCAAACTCAGCGTCGTTCTGTTTCAGGATGGCAGCTGTCGAATCCAGCGTTTTGCGGGCAATATCCGCATCAGCCTGCGCCCGCGCTTTTACCGCCGCCTGGCTTTCCCGCCAGGCCGCGATATTCTCCCGCAGCCCTGCAGTCAGTTTCGTGGATAACACGGGGATCAGGCTGTAAAGCGCCACGCTGGAGACGGTGTTGAAATTGTCTGCCAGGCTGTTCAGTGCCTCCGTGGCAACCTGAATCCCGCTGCGGAGTGGCCCGTTACTGCTCTGGCCGATCTTAATGACCATCCCTTCAAACGCACTGCTCAGCCCCAGCAAATCGCCGTTCAGGTTGTTAACCCTGATGGATGCCTGCTCATGCGCCGTTTTGGTACCGGTCAGGGAAGCGGTCAGTTCATCAAGCTTTGAACGGTTCTGGACCAGGATAGACGCCGCATTCAGGTTCTCCACGCCAAACAGTTTTACGGCCTGGGCCGTGGAGAGATTTTTCCCGGAAAGATTGGTCAGCGCCTGGCTGAGACCAACCACGGACGGCTTGAGGCTCTTGTCCGTGCCCTTTTCCAGATTCAGGATGACGTTACGCAGCGCCGTGCCGGCTTCACCGCCTTTAATTTCACGCTCTGCCAGCACCTGAATCGCGGCATTCAGCTGCTCAAAACCAACGCCGGCCTGTGCGGCTGCGACGCCACCATTTTTAATGGCAGCCGCCGTATCCACAATCTCCGACGCCCCGTACTTCGCGCCGGCGGCCAGCACGTTGATATAACGATCCGCCTCCTGCGCGCTCGCCCCGTACTGGTTCAAGGAGAGCGCCAGCGTTCTGGTCGCATCGGGCAACGTTGTGCCGGCGGCCTGCGCCAGGATAAGCGCGCTGTTCGTAGCCTTCTGCAGTCCATCGGACGTTTTTAAAAGCTCCGGTTTAGCCGACGCCATCAGCTTTAGCGCTTCGGCGGCCTGGCTGGCGCTGTACTCTGTCGTGCGTCCCATTTCCTGCGCAGCCAGATCCAGCGCTTTCATTTCAGCTGCAGTCGCACCGGTGATGGCCTGCAGGTCTGATAACGCCTGTCCATATTGTCTGGACGTGGTGACGATCGTGCCGATGGAAAGGCCGGCTCCTGCCAGCCCCGCCAGCCGGCTGACCATCCCGGATATCGACAGACCGACCTTCTTATAGGCGTCCTCCGTCTTTTTCGCGTCCGCCTGGGCATTACGGTTAAACCGTCGTGACTGGTTCTCCGCATCGCCATACGCTCCCAGCAGCTGGGATTTAAAACTGGCTGCGTTCAGGTGCAGCCCGACCGCTAAAGATGCGACGTCTGCCATTACATTAATGCCCTCATGACTGCCGCGCATTCATCATCGACCCGGGATGGCGCAGGTGTGGTTTCGGTAGGTGGCGCGTTTTCATCGCCAGGACGGCGGAAAGTGCCTTGTTTCAGGAAGTAGGCTCGCCAGTGGTACAGAGTGTTGGCCGGCAATGCGGCAATTTTGGATGGGTCAGGCTCGCCCCAGCGGTCGGCCAGCCAGAAGATCAGCTCCAGCCAGGGCGAGTCACTCAGTTTTTTTCCGCTTCCTCCAGCTTGCCGATTGCGTGTTGCTTCACTTTTTCCACAGCGGCCAGCAGTTCGGGGTTTTCATGGGCCTTCAGCAGCTCGGCTGCCGTGGGTTTAAATTCATCCGGAATGGCCGTTCCATCCGGCTGAACCAGTGCATCGATGACGATCTGAATGACTTGCTCCGATGCCTCGCGCGCTGCGCCAGCTTTTGCGGTTTCAGCCATTTTCTCTTCGTAGCTGATGAGGTAATCCCCGGTCAGGCGGCGGATGAATACGGTGGCGCCAAATAACTCGGTTTTAATGACGGTTGGCTCCGATTTAAGCAACGCGGATTTCAGCGTGGACAGGTAATCTTTATCTTTCACAGGTAGTCCTTAAAAATAAAAAGCCACCCGAAGGTGGCTGTTTACAGGTTAAGTTAATCAGGCGCCGCCGGAGACAGCGACGGTTCCCCAGGTGATCTTGTTCTGTTTACCCTGAACAGTGATCTGGATGACCTCATTCGCCGGAGCGGCGATTTCATTCATCTGCCACCCGGACAGCGCCAGGAGCATCGTCGCTGTTCGCTTGTTGGGTAATTCGACGTATAACTGGATGGTCTTGCGGGCCTCTGCTGCGTTCAGCAGCGCGGCAAAATCGGTATTGCCCGGATCATCAATGAAGCCCAGCGACTTTTCAGGCCCGTCAGGCAGATCGCTGATGGACTGTTTCTGCTTATCAAGTAACGTGGTGCAGTCGACAAAGCCCCCCGTCTGCCCCATTGCACCCAGCGCTTTACAGTTAATCAGCGGTTTCAGCGCTGACGTGGCAGCGCCAGGCTCCCCGTATTTCACAATGGTGCCCGCCGGCAACATCGCATATTCAGGCGAAGTTTTATCAGCCATGTTTCTCTCTCTTTTTATACGGCAGCGGATGCTACCTGTTTTCAATGCCGTTTCGGATTTCCACGGTTAACACGCGCAAAACGGTCTGGAGGTTGTAATCCAGGGCGGGTCGGATAAAGGGGTCTGCAACCTGTTTAACCGTGCCAAACTCCTGCGCCAGCGCCTTCATATGGTGCTGCTTGCTGGGGCCAACACGGAGCGTTACAACCGCGTTCCCTTTACCCTTGCGGGTGGAAGAGCGGATTTTGATTGAGTCCCGCATGTGCGGCCCGGCAGACGTTTCGTCAAAGCCGGCATGCTGCTTCATATCTTCCTCGACGACCTTTAGCGCTTCGCGCCCGGCATCCCGCAATACCTTCGTCGCCACTTTTTCGCCCAGGGCCATTAACTGCCGCTCCAGCTCATCCAGCCCTTTAACTTCCATTCGGATCACGAGGAGTCCTCCACGTAGTGAATGATGAAATCGCGGGTCAGGCGATACTGAATGCGACGATTCGTCAGCTGGTTTTTATCCTGATGGATACCGCCTCGCTCCACATACTGAACCGGGATACCCTCCAGCTGGCCATGAACGACTGACTTCAGTTCCGCCCAGATTTTTTTATCCAGCTGCAGCAGTGAGGTGTAATCATCGAGACGGTACAGATTCACCTGAATACGGGCAGAGACGATCCCCGTTCGCAACATTCCCGAGACCATTTCCGGGTCAGAGATACGCTGAAAGGTCGCACCTTCCTGGACCGTGTCCGGCAGTAAAAGCGGATACGCATTCATGCCGCTGATGCGCTCCAGCGCACCCTTAATCGCCAGCTCTATCATGCCGCCCGTCAGCCTCCCCCGTGATAATGATCCGGTCTGTTTTGCGGTCGATATTCCGGACGGTATAAACCAGATTTTTCGTCGTGATTTTCCAGTCAATATCAACCAGCACGCCCGGATAGACCGTAAACAGGCAGGTTTCCACCACCTGCTGCTGATCCAGCGTGCGGACTTTTCGCCCCGATACCAGCTCCCGTTTTGCCCACGCTTTTCCCGATTCAACCTGCTTTTCCGGTAGCGGTTCGCCCAGCGGCCCACGACCGGACTGAACGTAGCTAATTGCAATGCGACAGTTCATATCACCCGGTTTCAGGCTCATAGCGTATGCTCCTGCAGGGGGAAAAGAAGATGCCTCACCGCAGCGGTTTCCAGCCACTGTCCGGTATGGCCATTCAGATACGCATCGCTGACCAGAAACTGAATGGCCAGCCGGATATCTTCATCCGCGATAAATCCGCGGACGGTCTCCGGGAGTGCCTGCAGCTCTTCATCACTGGTGACCAGCTTGCAGTAATAATCACGCTCGATGCTCCGCTGCGCGGCGTTCACCATTTGCGTGAGCATGGCGTCATGCTCCGTGAAATCCAGTTCCAGGCGTAGCTGGGTTTTCACATCATCCAATGTCAGTATCAAAATCGCTGTCTCCCGGCTTCGGTTTCAGCGCACGTTCGGCATCCTCCGGCCATACCGCGATACGCCGCTTAACCAGTTCTTCGGCGCGCGATCCTTCAAAGCACGCGATATCTCCACGGGAATAACGGTGGTGCGGCCCAAGGAACACAACGGATTTACGTTCTGCCTGTGCGACCACGGTCGCATGGTTGTCCTGTGTACCTGTTTCTTCCGGCTCCACTGCTTTATTTTTCGCAGCCATAACATTCTCCTGAAAGGGAAAAGCCCGCATATGCGGGCCGTATTTACTGAGGGATGGGTTAGAACAGGACGCCAGTACCCAGCACCAGGCCTTCCGGATGACGGAAGCCAATATCATGCTCAGTAACAACGCGGATTAGCGACTGGTTACGGGAAAACGCAGATACCAGGGTGCCATCGGCATCGATGTAAGAGGCTTCCTTCGAGAAGTCGACTTTCATATTGCCGTCTTCAGCGATAACCACATCATTGAAGTCAGCAAAGTAAATCTCAGTCTCCTTACCCCCGGTCCCCAGATTCGCAGGGATCGCGCTGGTACGCTGAACCGGATATCCTTTAAGTAATCCCTGAGCCATTTCCGGATAGACTTTGTTGCCGTTGCCGTCACGCAGCCCAAACAACTTCATATAGGTACGGTTCGACATGCCCCAGCCGCTGCTGATCATGTTGCTGTTGCCGTCCATCGCCATCAAAATGATCTTGTCCAGGTACTCGTCAACCGTATTCAGGTTGATCGCTGCATCAGCTTCCCACGGCAGCAGGCGGTTCCACTGCGTCGCGCGCGCCTTCATACCAATCGGTGTATCGCCGGTACCGTCATCGCGCATAAAGGCTTTATCCTCACGCACTGAGATGGCGGTCAGAATATCCTGCAGGACCAACTGCTCGACGTTGAATCCGGCGCGGCCAATCAGTGCATTGGAAATAGGCACCATCGCAATCAGAGTTTTCGCCGTCAGTTTTACATCATCAAAGCGTGTTTCTGATGTCTTGGCGTCTTTGTTTTCTCCTGTGTAGCTTGCCGTTGCTCCACCGGCCACGCGTGGTAGCGTCATATTACCGTTAGGCAGCGGAACGGGACGGGCACCCAGCTTGCCGACGATGGTTCGGTCGCTCAGTAGCTCGATCACCTCACTGTGGAGGTTCTGCGGAATAAGCACACCCCCTGACGCCGCTGCGGTGGAAATGGCCATCGATACGGACTGGTCATTCAGCTCTTCTGAAGCGAATTTTGCCGCGTCCTGCAGATTCCCTGCGCCTGCGGCGACAGACATAACCAGTCGGGTCATGCCAGCACCGGTGTACTGTTTCGGCTCCTGCTTAACAATAATGCCGGGGGCCTGCTGAGTCGCTTTCACAGGTTTTGCGACCAGCGCCGCAGCACGTTCAGCGGCTTCCAGGCGTTCAATTTTGGCGCTGATATCAGTGAACTGCTGCTGCAGGTTCGCAAACTCCGTCAGCTGCTCCGCAGTCAGCGTGCTGCCGCTGGCGTCAATGGTTGCCAGGGCCTGAACCTGTTCGTTGATACCCGCACGCTGACGACGCAATTCTTCAATCTGTGGCATTTTATTTCTCTCTTTTTAGACATAAAAAAAGCAGCCTGCTGGCTGCTTAAGGTGACGCGGTTTGTGTTTGCGCCGGGTTACATTTTGGTTTGCAGATCCATCGCGGCTGCCTGCATCTGAATGGAGGTTTTTTGACGGGGTTGCTGATACTTTGCCGCGATAGCATTGATCGCCGCCTGGGGGTCAGAGACTTCATCCGCCAGGCCGGCAGACACAGCGCCAGGGCCGAAATACAGCCCCGCCTGCGTATCAATGACGGCCTGCTGCTTCAGGCCGCGATATTCGGCCACCGACCCCGTAAACGTCTCGTACATTTCGTCGATCATGCCCTGGAACATACCCAGCGACTCTTCACTCAGTGGTTCATGTTGGGTGCCGTTATTTTTGTTATCTCCCCGGTAAATGGTGGTGAACGTCAGCCCCATTTTTTCTTCCATCTTCGACGTATCGAGGTGCTCCATGATCACACCAATCGACCCCACGCCACTGGTCTGGCTGACGATGATTTTGCTGCAGGCCGATGCGATGAAATACGCGGCGGAATACGCGCTGTAGTTCACAATCGCCGTGATGGGTTTCGTGTCGCGAGACTGATAAATGTAATCGGCCAGCTCCTTGCACCCCACCGCTGCGCCGCCGCCGGAGTTAATATCCAGAACGATTTCGCTAATTGAGGGGTCGTTTAACGCCGCCTGCAACTGCCCGCGGATCCGCTCGTAGCTGGTCAGCTCGGAGCACATCGCCGTAATCTGCCCCCGGCGTGGGACAAGAATGCCGTGAACGGGGATCACCGCCACCCCGCCGGTGGGCTGGACCTGCTCAGCTGCAGGTGATTTACCCGGATTCAGCGCCATCTGAATGGCGGCATCTTCGGTGATCCCCTGAATACGGGGGATGAGCACCGCTTTCACGGAGTCCATTGTTTGCCGCGTCACGTAATGCGGCACGCCAAAGACCATATCTGCCAGGTGCGGCAGGTTAATTAATTTCGTTGTCATGTTGTCTTCCAGGTCATCCCGCGCGGCGGGAAATAATCAGGCTCTGGCCAGAAGGGTTTCGATTTCGGCCAGCTGTTTCGCTGTCGGCGACTTATCGCCAGGAAGGATCTTCGCGCTGTCGACCATATTGAGCGGTGTCAGGTATTTGTCCCCGCCAGCAATTGGCGGCAGATTCTCCATACGCCGGATATCGTTAGTGGATAGCCATCCCCACTGGCGGCCCAGCGCATACGATTCATAGCGTGACTTCTGGTCGCCTCGCAGCAGCCCGGAAACGTTGAACTCGATGTACAAATCGCGGCGTTCGCTGGGCAGAAGCAGATCGCGCTGCAGCGCACCCTCATGGCGTTTCAGCCAGGCCAGCAGCGTATACATCACGAACTGCAGGCCCTGGTGCTCGATGTTGTTGTTGGTCGCTTTCGCCAGCATCTGCACCATATGTGGCGGGATTTTATAGAGCCGGCAGACCTCTTCCACGCCCCACTGCCGCGACTGTAGCAGCTGCGCCTTTTCGTTATCCTGCGACAGTTGTTTGTAGCTCATGCCCTCCTGCAGCAGTGCCACAGAGAACATATTGTGAATACCGGAATGGCGTTCGGTCCATTTCGCCAGCAGGCGATCAATAGCATCCTGGCTTTTAATGGTCGCAGCCTCTTTCGGACGCTCTATCACCCCGCTCATCGTTGTCCCGCGCCGAAATGTCGCGGCCGCATGCTCCTCAACGGCCAGATTCAGCCCCAAGACATCGGCGTTCGTTTGAATGGGGGAACTACCGATATAGCCATCCAGAGAAAAGACCTTCACATGGTGCATCATGCGCATCGGCAGAATTTCACCGACTTCCGGGAGTTCGTAATACGGCATACCGTCCGGCCCTTTCAGCACAATGACCTTTTTCGGGTTAATGGGGATCAGCTCTTTCGGGTAGCCTTTTCCGTCCCGTTCGATGATCGAGTAGCAATTTCCCTCAAGCCCCAGCAACCCCTGCTGCTGCTCGAAATACTCGAATGAGGTGTCTTTCCTGTTGGGCTGGGAGTGAATCAGGTCATAAACCGGGTGGTCCGTCGCACGCTGGCGCCCGCCATTTTTATCCCGCCGGTAGAGTTCGCACGGCAGCTGCGCGACTGACTCCGCCAGGAGGGTGACACAGGCCCGGACCGCTGAAAGTCCCAGAGCGGTTTCCGGCGTGATTATGATGCCAGTTTTGCTCTGGCTTGAACGAACCCCGCCCAGCATGGCTTCCCAGAAGCTATTACCCGAGTATTGTCGGCCCCTGAACATCTGGGGTAGGAACATTATTTACCTCCGCCATTGCTGACGCCGGAGGAAAAGGCCCGGGTTGTCATATATGACCAGCCCAGACAAATAATCCCTCCTGTTATCAATCCCACTGATGGAGAAATAAGCCAGGCACCTGCGGATAACAATCCAGCACCAGTGAGGCCGACAATAAAACTCAGAACTGAAATTAGCATGCTATATCCTCCTCATCGTATACGGATGTCATCACTGAACTGTTAAGCATGGCGCGCCCCAGCCCCATCATTAAACCAACCGCACCATCTATCTTGTTCTGCCGCCCTTCCTTCCCGGGACGCACAATATCGTCACTTCCGGGAAGGTACTGGCCGACGATATTGGAAATACACCAGTTCATGACAGGGTGTCCGTCATGATGGAATCTCCCCGAGATGAGCGCAGCCTCAATCTCTCTCATAGGATCACTCATATGGGTAAAATTTTGTCTTATCTCGACAGGCTCAAGCCCCTCTTCCTCAAGCATGTGACGTAATGAAGTCGCGCCATAAGGATCAATGGGGCATTGGGCAATTTTTACGGTATTCCGCAGCTTCAGGATCGTTTCAAATATCAGCCTGTAATCAACTTCGCCACCATCGGTCGGGATCAACTTACCCTGCCGGACAAAGGACTGATAACGTTCTGCGGTACTTTTCAGCGCGGTCTCCTGCGAGTAAATGGTTTCTTCTGGTGCCCAAAACAGAGGAGAAACACAGTAAAAATGTGTTATTCCGTCTATTTCACGACGAAAAACTGGAACCACGGCATTGAGGTCAACTTTCGAGGCCAGATCGATACCCAGCCAGCATTCTTCCCCTTCAAAATCTGACAACTTAAGGTTTTTATCGGCTGCATCCATCCATTTTCTCAGGTCGTAATAAGCTGATTTTGCGCTTACCCAGCGATTGAAATGCTTGGTCAGAATCTTGTTTGTCTGCCCGGGCGTCGACATACCCAATAATTGTTTAGCCCGGAGAAAATCTGCTTTTACCGAAATGCCATAGTTGGGGTTTGCCTTGATTAATGCCTCAGGAGTCGTCCAGTCATCATCGTCATCAAGGCCATAAATCAGACCAAATATGGTTTCATTTTCCTCGCCATTACGGGTTCTCCGCAGGATCTCTACAACCTGAGTACGCTTTTCATAGCAAGGGGATGTAATGTCATAGCCGGCAGTGGTGATGATCAGTGTCATCGGTTGTTCACGAGCCCCCATACCGGTGGTCATGGTGGTGTAAAGCGCATCAGTAGTATGTTCGTGATATTCATCAATGATGGCGCATGATGGCGAATCACCATCCCCCGGGTCACCGATCACAGGCGCAAAAACCGAACCGTCAGGGCGCGTCATTTTTTTTGCCCAGGGTTTTATCGAGAATTTTTGCCGCAATGCCGGCAGCTTTTTCACCATTTGCAGCGCCGGAGAAAATACCTTCCATGCCTGTTTTTCAGTCGTGGCGCCGCAATAGACTTCTGCACCATGCTCGCCATCTGCACAAAACATATAATTTCCTACAGCAGCGGCAATAGCGGATTTCCCGTTCTTCCTGGGCACCTCGATATAGATTTCAGAGAAACGACGCAGGCCTGTCTTCTTGTGTACCCATCCAAACGGTACGCCAAGAGCGAACTTCTGCCAGGCTTCAAATTCAATCCGGAGTTTACGCCGGGCCCATTCCCCTGAGGTATGAGGCATTTTCTGGGCAAAACGAAGAAATCGTTCTGCTTTGTTTTTATCGAAGCGGTAGGGCCAGTGGGGATCCTTTGCTCGTTCGAGGTCGTCCAGATGTCGCTGACAGGCAAGTATCGTTAACTGACACGCCAGAATCTTCCCGCCAACGATATCCCGCGCATACTGGTTCGCTGCATTGACGTTCGGATAGGTTGCCATCAGTCAAACTCATCGAATTCATTCCCGTCATCGTCCGGATCCTTTTGTCCGCTGGTCATGCGAAGACGACTGAGCGGATCTAACCCCAACAGAGAGCCCAGGCGGGCAAGCTGGGAAACCGAGTCATTCCGGACATTAACTGCAGGGTGTTTTTTCAGCCCCCCCATTTCACTTTCTGAGGTCAGTCCGCTGGCCAGCATTTTTTCGGCTTCGAGCATCAGATGAAAAGCATTGCAGTAAGCCAGTAACAAAGGTGCGTCCTCCAGCTCAAACACCCCTCGGTCGATGAGTATTTTGCTTTGCGTCTTCCACATTCTTATTGCCGCCTCCCCCATTAACTCAGCGGGAGGCGCAATACGTGTTAATTTGCTTTTTTGCCCGGTGGGTAAAGTGGGTTTTCGGCCACCACCGGACGATCGAATTCCTCCGGCCATAAACGTTCCTTTGATAGATGAAACCTTCCGGAAAAAAGTTTCTTATTTCTGGCGTGTAAAAATAGACTTCAACGGGCAGTCCCGAAGCGCGAAAGGGGTCAGGGATTTGCTCCCCCCTACCCCTGGCTGCAGCTGCCTCTGTCGAGGTGGAGGTCGTCATTCCGGCTGCGCCGGCGGCGAATACGGTTCGCATTGGTGGGCCGGCGTATCTCAGACGTTCAAAGAACACCAGTTGTTATACCGGCGATCAGGATCCTGTCGCTGTAGCAGATCCTCCATCGGCCTGCAGTACGCTTTCTGGTAGCCGTTCATCTAATGGCTGGTTCTCGAACACCTTCATGCCAAACTGACCGATCCAGGTGCTGACTGAGTTGATGTTCCCTGCGATGAAGTCGGTCACCTCGGCGATCAATCCTTTAACGACGACATCCGTACTCTGACGCCAGTAATTCTCAATCGCGACCAGCAACGGATCGGAACCATTACTGACAGATTGTTCACCTACGCTATACGTTTTTTTCTTCGCGCTATCGGTGATACATCGCAGCTGGCTGGTCTGGACGGCCCCAGCCTCTGCAGCGATGACCTGCATCGTCAACGTAGCCACTTTGTTCCCGTCTGCATCAGCGCTGGATGCATAGAACATGGAAAGCGTCAGATCCGTGCGTTGATACATCATTGCTTACCTCCACGACGATGACGTGAACGGCGACCACCGGGAACCATTGTCTGTTGTTCCTGCACCAACTCCCCCTCTAAAGGCTCCTGATCCAGTACAGGTGATGAAACAGGGGCCGGAGCAATATCATGTGCAATCGTCAGTTTCAGCAGTGGGCGGCCGCCCTGGACATGCTCAAAATGGATGCCATGTACGGCTTCATTCATTCGTGACTGACCATCCGTCTCCAGAACGGTCAAAACACCATCAACGTATTCAATTTTGAAACTCTTCATCGGGTTCTCTCTGTTGCTGTTTTCTTGCTGTGGCAGGTCCAGCACAATGACTCCAGATTAAAGTCATCATCGGTACCGCCATGAGCTTTAGGAATGATGTGGTCGACACTTGAGGCTTTCGTGGCAATACCGTCTCGCCTGCAGTTCTGACAAAGGTATTTATCCCTCTTCATGATACGGGCCCGTTTAATTTCCCACGGTCGACCATAACCACGTTCCTGCCGAGTTTTTCCGGGCTGATAGTTACGCCAGCCATCACCAGCGTGTTGCTGCCTATGCATCTCACAGTATCCTCAGACATCATTGGTCACAGCCGTGCATCCTCTGTGCCGGCAAGGTCGTTTAGCTCGTGGCGGCATAAACATCCTCGAGCATGAGTTGAGGGAGAAGAGTTAAAGCGGCACTGTCGATGAGAAACTCTGAAACGGGCAGCGATGAGCATGACAATCCGTCACACTCAATCGCCACCAGCTTCTCGTCTACGTATGCAATTTTTAAGTTCTTCATCGCGTTACCTTTTGCGAATAAAAAAGCCCCGCAGATGCGAGGCTACTGGTTAAATATCAGGGTGTTACTGTGAAAGCTCAGAGTGTAAGGTTGCGGCTCAGCCTATCTGTGGTGGGACACAGTTAAATATTGTACTTGCAGAGGAATGGCTGATTAGCTCTGCTTAAGGAACTTTAAAATGGAAGAAGAAATTAAATATAACATCGAGGTGGATTGCTCAACTCTGGAGTCTGCAGCAAAAGAAATAAGAGCTCTCAAAGGTCTTCTGGCAACTATGTTTGTTTGCCTTGATCAGGATATGAAGAGTGTCGTAATACATCAACTTTCGCAGATTGATGATGAATACAACCAGAAAAACTTGGAGATGCTAAAGCAAATCCAACATATCCATAACCGACCTTAATAGCTATGGCAGACGGTTACAGGCTGTCTGCCGATCTATTATTTATTTCGATATCTTAATTGTAGTTCCGCAATCTTACAGCCCATAAAGGGCTTTGTTGAATAAATCGAACTTTTGCTGAGTTGAAGGATCAGATCACGTATCTTCCCGACAACGCAGACCGTTCCGTGGCAAAGCAAAAGTTCAAAATCACCAACTGGCCCACCTACAATAAAGCCCTCATCAACCGTGGCTCCATAACTTTCTGGCTGGATGATGAAGCTATTCAGGCCTGGTATGAGTCAGCAACACCTTCTTCACGAGGCAGACCTCAGCGCTATTCTGACCTTGCCATCACGACTGTGCTGGTCATTAAACGCGTATTCAGGCTGACCCTGCGCGCTGCGCAGGGCTTTATTGATTCCATTTTTTCTCTGATGAACGTTCCGCTACGCTGCCCGGATTACAGCTGTGTCAGCAGGCGGGCAAAGTCGGTTAATGTCAGTTTCAAAACGCCCACCCGGGGTGAAATCGCACACCTGGTAATTGATTCCACCGGGCTGAAGGTCTTCGGTGAAGGCGAGTGGAAAGTCAAAAAGCATGGCCAGGAACGCCGCCGTATCTGGCGTAAGCTGCATCTCGCCGTTGACAGTAAAACACATGAAATCATCTGCGCTGACCTGTCGCTGAACAATGTGACGGACTCAGAAGCCTTCCCGGGTCTTATCCGGCAGACTCACCGGAAAATCAGGGCAGCATCGGCAGACGGCGCTTACGACACCCGGCTCTGTCACGATGAACTGCGGCGTAAGAAAATCAGCGCGCTTATCCCACCCCGAAAAGGTGCGGGTTACTGGCCCGGTGAATATGCAGACCGTAACCGTGCAGTGGCTAATCAGCGAATGACCGGGAGTAATGCGCGGTGGAAATGGACAACAGATTACAACCGTCGCTCGATAGCGGAAACGGCGATGTACCGGGTAAAACAGCTGTTCGGGGGTTCACTGACGCTGCGTGACTACGATGGTCAGGTTGCGGAGGCTATGGCCCTGGTACGAGCGCTGAACAAAATGACGAAAGCAGGTATGCCTGAAAGCGTGCGTATTGCCTGAAAACACAACCCGCTACGGGGGAGACTTACCCGAAATCTGATTTATTCAACAAAGCCCCCATAAAGTGTAGTAGTGCCTCAGCAGCATCTAACCGTTTGAATACCTCATCAATGTTTGGCTGCATACCTGAAGCGTATATCTTACCCTGCGTTTGAATGCTCCAAGCACTGACAGAGGTCAGGGTATTATCCGGTTTATAACACTCTGCAGAGGAAATTGCCGCTGAGACTACAAGCTCCTGCAGGTCTGGGCGATCATGTTCCACCACCAGAGATTCATCATTCGCATTGACATCATAAGATAAGGTAAACGGAGCGGTAGCCTTGCCTGATATAACCTTCTCGACCAGCACGCAACCAGACTGAATGACTTTAAATCTGACTTTGACCCCACAGACAATGCCATCATTAATCTGTTGAAGGTTTGTAATAGTGACTTTCAACGTTTTCAAGTTGCTTCTCCTCATTATCTCTTAAAAGGGATATCGTTTTTTTATCCCTTAGAGGGGATAGACGTTCGCACCGATTCGTAAATCCGCTCACAGGGCATTCCTGTTTCCCCTGATTGGTTTTGTCACATATTCTCGTCCAGGATGTCCTCAAGCCATGAAACCGGCTAAAAAAAAGGCCGCATAGATATGCGACCTTTGGTTAGTACCAGTTAGAAAACTAAAATCTCTCAGGAGCCACCCAAGAGAGGCTTTTCTGCTTTTTAACTGACCACTGCCGTTTCGGTGTTGGCTGGCAGTGATAACGTGATGATAGCTTCATTTAAGTTATCGATAGCATTTAAATATCGAAAGAGCTCATTGAACCAATCATTTTCAACTTGCCGGAACATTCAACCAGAGCAACAGGCTTCTATGCTGGTCTTTTGAGAGCAATTATCAGTTCGCCCTAACGAGGCTGGTAACTAACATATTATTCGATGGTTCCTTAGACAGTGACCCATAAATCTAATTGTTTAATGTACCATTGGATGGGCACACAAATAACCACACCATCCCCAAAGTTAACAGATTTGATAACACACCCTTGTGGCGGAAAAAATTCCGCACCAGTCTGGGGCCGGATCGAGCGCTCAATGCCGTAACGATAACCGCATGGTAGTTGTGGTAGTAAGTTTACTGTCATGAGTGGCTACTTAGTTTAGAGTGGTTTGAGATCCTATAGTGCATGACATCCCCTGAATTAGATACAAACATTTCGATGCTGAAAGCTTGAATGTCTTGTTTTCAGATTTTTTGTTCACTTAAGGCCACTTATTTCATGTGCTATGCTTGTTACTTACTCATCGCCCGATAGTACGCCTGCCAGCGATACTTATCCAAACGGAGCTGGCGCAGGCATTGAGCGGTTTCTACATCAGACTGTAAATCTTCATCGCTGTCATTCCCTGCGTCACTTGCTTTGCACGGCGGACTCATCAAATCCGGGGATGGAGTTGGCAGCATCGATGGCGCGCTGACGCAACTGCACAGCAGCATCATCAAACCTACACACAGTACGATTCGGAGACTGAACATATTTCACCACGTCGCGGGTTATTGTTTTGTAGATGACCTTACCCGCTTCGTTAGCAGTCGCGGCCTTTTCCTCTACAGGCTTAATGGCATTCTCGGCCTTCTCTCTCTTCTTCGCAGCCTGAGCATTGATGTGATCAGCGTGGGAACTCCATCCCATACGCCATGAAATGGCACAGGACATTAGCAGAATTGCTATTGCGATGATAACGGCGGTTAAGCGACTCATCTTTGCTCCCATAAACACACTTCACGCTCAATTTCCCTCCGGGTAATAAGTCCTTTCCACTGCTTACCTTTGGCATAGGTCCAGCGGCGCAGCTGATCACACTCACCTTTCTGGTCACCCTGGTTGATTTTGCGAAGCAGAGTAGAGGTCTGGAAGTTCCCGACTCCGACGTTATAGGCGAATGAGTACAGAGCCCCACGCATTGTTTCTGGGATCGGTTTTTTGATGTAAGGGTTGATCTGCCAGGCGACGGTATTCAGGTCTTTATTTAGTAGCGCCCGACACTCTGCCTCGGTATAGGTTTTGCCGAGCATGATGTCTTTACCTGCGTGGCCGTAGCAAACCGTCCAGACACCTACCACATCCTGATAAGGGGAGTATCGCACTCCCTCAAGCCCATCATTACCCATCGGGCCAGTGATGAGTGCAGAGGCAATCGCCAGGGCCCCGCCGCCCACCGCCGCAAGAACAGTTTTACGTAGTGTCGGAGACATTATTCACCTCGAGCAGCTTTTCGCCGGTCTTCTTTAATTTTGAAGTACAGATTCGTCAGGTATGTCAGCAAGCCAAATACCAGACTTCCCAGAACACCAATAGCGGCCCACTGGGATGGGGATACTTTGTCGAGCAATTGCAACATCCAGAACCCCGCGTTACCTGCGGACGTTCCGTAGGCAATACCTGTTGTTAGCTTGTCCATTCGATACATACTCCACCTCCGGGTTAACGGGGTGCTTTGTGTTTGATAAGGTTCAGGACCGGCAGGAGGAAATCTTATCAATGATGATTCCAGGTACCTGAAAATGAAAAAACCACCCTGAATAGGTGGCTAGATAATTCAACGCGAGCTATGTGCCCGGGGATAGTGTATTGTTGCGGACCATTCATTAGGAAATATCATATGCAACAACGCAAAAACTCAAAAAACAATCGCAACTACCTCATCAAATGTACCTGCCCTAGCTGCACCAACCAATCAGAACATAGTTACACCCGAGTCCAGAAAGGCTCTGCGCTGATGTGCCCTCACTGTAGTAAGATTTTCACTCAAGACAAACTTCCCACCGCTTAGGCTTTACATCATCATAATCTCTGGTAATGCATCCACTGCTGCGCTCGTATAGATTAGAGAAGTAAGCCCATTAGGCAATGCGGCCGATGAATACCTGTTAGACGGGTCTCGGCTTACTGGCAGAAAATTAACGTTCTGGCATCGGCAAGATAAAAGGCCTGCCGCAATGGAAGGCCTTTAGGGGGTTATGCAGTATGTGTGGTGCCGGGTGCCTCCCGGTAAGTCTGCCCCAGTCAACAGACCCGCGTGTGTGCTCAAAGAAAAAATTGACTGGTCGCCCCACCGCACAGGGGGATTCACCACACACCCACATTAGCTACACGATATGCGCCTGGTCAATTCAATGTAACCAGTAAAATACATCTTTCGGAAACTGTATAACCTAGCGGGCAATAATTAATCACTGCATATTTAATCATTACAAAAACAACAATAAATTTTCATATCTGTTATCAAATTAAGAAAAAAATACTGTTAGGAATTTTCTCACTTAACTCGCACACTACGCCTCACGCGAACCACAATATCCATAGTCTTTCAGAGGATAAGCTCACATGACAACCATAATGATGCTAGCGTTAGCTGTTGTTCTTCTTTTAGTTGCAGTGGGTTCACTGATGTCTTACATCAAAGAAAGACGCGGGTATAAAAAAACTTTCAAAAAAAGATATTAACGGTTATCCACTTTTCAAGAAGCAGGGGTAGTGATACGTAAACATTCCCCCTGTTTTTTTGCTACCACCTTTGGGAACAAAGAACTGCCTTAATCTATAAGTGCTCTCGCTTGTGATGTTCAATTTACCGTTAAAGCGCTCAAGCTGTTGAGCTAAAACCGCAGTCTGGTGCGAATCTTGCGCGTATGAGATTAAACGTGAAGTACAGCACGCTGTAATCCAATTACCATGACCTGATTACTGATGTGAAAAGCCCAAGTAGTGCTTAGGCTAGATTATGAACAAAAAAAACCCGCTTAGAGAAGCGGGAAGAAAGTTGGCAACCAAGGCTGTAACGAAAGGAAGGTGCACCTAATAGTCCGAGCTACCGATTTACCAGGAAAGCCTTCTTTTTTTACCGTTACGTTCGTTAACCATAGCCTGACAGACAAAAAGAGCAAGGCTTTTGTCATTACAGTCACTATGTTAAGGCATTAGTGTGGTGCCGGGTGCCTCCCGGTGAGCATGCCCCAGTCGGCATGGCCCGCGCTGCATTTACAGGTTTCTGTAACTGACTGGTCGCCCCTCCGCATAGGGGGATTCACCACCTCGATAATTTATGATGCAAACATTCAAAGTGTCAATATCTGACCATACCGCCAGCGCCTCTGCCATAATATAAGCCAACAACGCCCACTTAAATTGTATGCATTCTAATACTTAAAGCTATTGCGAAGCCCTGACTCAATGTAGCACTCACTGATATCAGGTAAATACGAGGTAAGTAAAATGCTATCTACTGATAACCAAAGAATTTCAGAGATTTTTGAACGTTTGGCAGAAATAGCAGCTAAAACTGCTGAATTAACAAGCAACCCTAATCTATCCCCTGCTCAAAAGCAGGCAGCATGTGACAGTTACTTTAGCGAACATGATCAGTTAACAACCGAAGCCCTAGAGATCTTCAAAAAAATCACTAAAAATCCTCAGTGAATGGGCTTTGTTGAATAAATCGAACTTTTGCTGAGTTGAAGGATCAGATCACGTATCTTCCCGACAACGCAGACCGTTCCGTGGCAAAGCAAAAGTTCAAAATCACCAACTGGCCCACCTACAATAAAGCCCTCATCAACCGTGGCTCCATAACTTTCTGGCTGGATGATGAAGCTATTCAGGCCTGGTATGAGTCAGCAACACCTTCTTCACGAGGCAGACCTCAGCGCTATTCTGACCTTGCCATCACGACTGTGCTGGTCATTAAACGCGTATTCAGGCTGACCCTGCGCGCTGCGCAGGGCTTTATTGATTCCATTTTTTCTCTGATGAACGTTCCGCTACGCTGCCCGGATTACAGCTGTGTCAGCAGGCGGGCAAAGTCGGTTAATGTCAGTTTCAAAACGCCCACCCGGGGTGAAATCGCACACCTGGTAATTGATTCCACCGGGCTGAAGGTCTTCGGTGAAGGCGAGTGGAAAGTCAAAAAGCATGGCCAGGAACGCCGCCGTATCTGGCGTAAGCTGCATCTCGCCGTTGACAGTAAAACACATGAAATCATCTGCGCTGACCTGTCGCTGAACAATGTGACGGACTCAGAAGCCTTCCCGGGTCTTATCCGGCAGACTCACCGGAAAATCAGGGCAGCATCGGCAGACGGCGCTTACGACACCCGGCTCTGTCACGATGAACTGCGGCGTAAGAAAATCAGCGCGCTTATCCCACCCCGAAAAGGTGCGGGTTACTGGCCCGGTGAATATGCAGACCGTAACCGTGCAGTGGCTAATCAGCGAATGACCGGGAGTAATGCGCGGTGGAAATGGACAACAGATTACAACCGTCGCTCGATAGCGGAAACGGCGATGTACCGGGTAAAACAGCTGTTCGGGGGTTCACTGACGCTGCGTGACTACGATGGTCAGGTTGCGGAGGCTATGGCCCTGGTACGAGCGCTGAACAAAATGACGAAAGCAGGTATGCCTGAAAGCGTGCGTATTGCCTGAAAACACAACCCGCTACGGGGGAGACTTACCCGAAATCTGATTTATTCAACAAAGCCTGAAGCAACTGTAACCTAGTGTGCGTACAGTCAAGAATCAACGCTGATGGTGATTGCGGACGATAACTTTGACAACTCACTCCCATCACCGTCTGACTGACCTATTATCTGTTGATTAACACATTATGATGTCAGCAATGTCCGCTTCTGGCACTCAGCGGACATCTCAGCTTTGCCTCACTCCGGAATTTTTAAACTTAGCTTTGACATCCCGTACCAGCTGCTGTTGATTCCATTTTAGGCATAATCAGCACCTCGTCGCATTGCGCAGGCAGCGGTTACGCATTTTGGCAAGCGACCAGAGTTCGTTTGCTGTTGTAGCCATCCCAAGCGTCGATGTGTAAACAGTCGCAGCCCGGCGCCACAACTTTTTGTCTTCCAGCGTCTTAGCCAGGGACAGTGCGTCCTGGACTTTTTTCACATCTTCTTCAGATAATTGTGTTGCAGCCTGCGGCAGAGCAACATCGGGAACCTTAACGCCTGCTACCACTCGATAGACATACTGGTAGCCGTTATGGGTACGATGGAGTTTTCCCGCGGCGTGGAGCTGCCGCAGCAAGTTACCTGCTGTACTGGCTTGCAAGTCCAGCGCATCGCAGACATCCTGCAGGACGCATTCTGGCGTCCGACTAACGATGGCAAGCACCATCTGTGCTTTGGTTACTTTGGTTTTTGATTGTTTGGTCATGGTCAAAACTCGTTTACTTGGTTAAACCTGCCGCCTTTCGGCGTTTGTACTCTTCCATCAGAATCTGCGCTGGCGTCGGTCCTGCTGGATGTCTCGGTGCTGCCAACTGCTGACGAATTGGCGGAATCGAAAACCCGTTAGCCAGGTGTTTGGTCCATTTCGTGAGTAAGTTTTCTGCAAGTTTTTTCAGCTCCCCCTCCGTCAGGTTCCTCTCAACTCCGGTTCTGCGCATCTCAATGCAAATGTGATACAGAACATCCTGTTTCCATGGGTATTTGTCGCTGCCCGAGTATCGGTAAGACTCATTCCTCCAGCGCTTGTATTCCGCCATTACAGCTTCAGATGTCAGATTGAACGGGTTAGCACCGCTGGAAGACACCAGCGCAACGAACTCAGCTAGATCCGGCGGCCATGTGCTGCCCGCTGCGCAACGTTCCATGCACTGCCGGCAAACTAGCGTAATCTGGGTTTCACTCATCGACCCAATCTGGGCGATCCAGAGTTCTGATGGTTCCTCTCCGTTCTTCAGGATCCATCGGTTCGAAAAGATTTCGCCCATCACTTCCCATAGGCGCCACGCCGTTTCTACGGCCGTCTGTTCCTGCAACTCGCAACCGTTGCTCACGGGCGGCTCGAATCTGTTGAACAGCTCTGGATGCTGCTGGCTCTGCTCGGACTCCCACATGATCGTTACCCCCATTCACTGGTTTTTTCTGGCGGACTTCCGCACGGTTAAGATGTCTTGCTAGTTTTTGCTCCCACTGGACCTGGTGAAACGCCCTGCCTTCAGCCTGCCAGTACGCGATGAAGCTGCTCAACTCGGCAGCATGATTTATCCCCGGTCTTAATGGCATTCCCCAAATCGTTGCCAGTCGGGGAAAATCCTCGGAAGGTTTCCAGCCGAAATACATCGCAAATTTTCCGAATGCTTGTGTTTCATCAGGAACTATTCCCGGTTGATTCGGATAGTCAGGCACAACTGGTTCGACCAGAGCCCTATGTGTGGGGGTTATATCTTTTGGTTCCTCTGGTAGATTCCGGATCCCGTTTTTGGGATCGTTTGACGGAAAAAACGGGATCGTTTGGTTGTTTTGCGTACAGGAAACAGTCCCGTTTTCGGGTGCCTTTTCAGCTGTAACAACCCCGTTTTCGGGAATGTTTAAACGATCCCGTTTTTGGTAATGTTCCCGTTTTTGGGTGTGTTCAATTTCAGCAACGCTTTCTTCCACACCAAGAAATCGGTAAACCGGGATTTGTTTAGTCTTTCCACGCCGTTCACCTGTATCTTCAATAAGCCCGATCGAAATCAGATACTGCAGGCTCGACTGGACCGTTTTCTTATCCAGCTCAGTTGCTTCTGCCAGCGCAGGAATGGATGGAAAAGCACAGAGATCAGCTCCGCACATGTCGGCCATCCAGGTCAGAACAGCTTTCGCAGAGGACTTCCCTGTCTTGACTTTTTTGGCCCATCGCATTGCGTCAATGCTCATGAAGCCCCCCTATTTTCTGTACGGTACTCATTGTCAAAACTCGATTAAAAAAACTGTGGCGCTACGGCGCTTATGCTCGCCAGTAGTGGTCCCGCCGCATCTGCAGGAAGCATGTTAAAAAGTGCAATTGCTGCCTCCCGAATTTCACGCTCTAACTTTTGCAACGGAGCGCCAAGCAATTTTGCCTGGTGCGCTTCGCTACACTCTTTGATTGCTTGAGCCACCAGCTCGCTTTCAGTCAATCCACGTTTCAATCCGTGTTTGCGCGCAATCTCAATAGGCATTGCATCAGCGATCGCTCCTGAAAGCTGCATGACGTAACTGGCGTACTTATCTGAACCGGATTCGTTTTTCAGGTAGCGGTACAGATTCTGTTTATTGACGTTAATTCCGCGCCCGTTTTGTTTTCTCCATTGCTCAGCCACCAGCTGCGCGATGTGGTCCTGTGCACGTCCAGGTAAAGTCGACTCCCATTCCTGAACGGCAGCAAAAATTGCTCTACTTTTCATCCGAGCCCGGCGTAGACCGGAAAACTGATTTTCTGAGTTCAGTTGCAGCCCCATTACCGGGTTATGATTTTTAAAAGAGATGGTTTGCATGGTTAAGCCTGCCTCCCACTCAGTTCTTTATCAGTCGGGAAGACGCTATCAAGCGAAAATTCAGCTCCTAGTTTGTTAAGTGCATCCACAATAGAACGGCACTCCGTCAATCCAGGTTCGCGAAGGTTGGCCTCATAATTTGATAGACGCGAACGACCCCAATTGAGAGTTTTTGCAAGCTGTGCTTGAGAGATGCCCAGCTTTTTACGCTCAGAAGCAATGTTGTTCACTTGATTTCTCCTTGCTATTTGATGCAACTAATTTAGTCACAATATGTGTCTATTGTCAATCTCAAAACGTGATCAATACAATGCCACAAAGCGTGGTAACATTTTGCATATGAAAAGCATGTCTGAAGTTGTCGGCGAGAGACTTAAAGCTCTTCGCGAAAGGAAAAAATTAAGCCAAGCGCAACTTTCTAAGCTGTGCGGCTGGGCTACGGCCTCACGCGTTGGTAACTATGAGCTAGGCGTGAGAAACATAGGTATCGACGATGCTGTTGTCTTGGCGAGAGTGCTGGACACTACCCCGAGTTATCTTCTTTTTGGTGATGAACTTAATAAAGGACAAGAACTCCCCCCAAAACAACGCAGGATGCTTCATCTTTTCAATCAGTTACCTGATACTGAGCAAGACAGAATGCTAGATCTCTTCGAAGTTCGTTTAAAAGAGATTGATGAATACGTTGAGCGATACCTCCAAGGCAGATTCAAGAAAGACTCCGAATAACTTTGATAAAGCCAGCTAGATGCTGGTTTTATTTTATCCCCGCCGGACACATATTGTGTATTGACAAAACAACACATATCGTGACTATAATAATCACACAGAAACACGTCATCGAGGCAGGAAGCCCACGAAGTAGCTGCCGGCGGCATACGAAACACCGGATGAGATGACGACAAGAAGAATTCGCAGCAGGTTATAACGTTCCGCCGGCCGGCGTTACAGGCATGAGATAGGGCATCACTATGAGAATAGATATATCTAGGATAGGGAAAATTTACTTTTTACTCGTCTCCCCAATCAAACTCTCTGTCGCGCAGGATTTGGAGGCCCGATTCGGAGACCGCGTAATCATTGCAGCTTTTAGTACTGATATCACGTCCATGGGCCTGGCACCAGGTGATGAAATCGTAAGTGCTGGCTACCACCTTCACAGCCTGGATACCGCTGTTTTCGTAGCGCTCCACCATGCTATCGGTGCGGATACGCCAGTCGTGGTAGTCAAAGGGAAGGACGTAAGCATCTGAAAGGATTTTTTGGAATTCTTCATAGTGAGCGGGATTTTCGTACCAGAAGACAGGTATAGGGCTACGAGACATTTTGCTCTCTTTTATTTGGCTGTGTGAGAGCGCCAAGAATACCACCGAGCCTGAAGTGGTGAAAAGGCAGGAGGTGAGCCTCTCCCGAGAGGCGTTACCAAAGCCAGATTAAGCGCTGGTTTTGGTATCCAGGCAACACCAATCACCACACAGTGGTTGGGAACCATAAAACGTTCTGCTACCCGACGAAAAGGGTCAAAGTTTCGCTTGCCAGCGTGCCAGGCAAAAAAAAGCGCCCCGAAGGACGCCTAGCTCTTTAACAATCTGGATATCTTTAACATCAGTAGCTGGCTGGAGGTGCAGAATCTGTATCAAACACATTCTTACAGGAGGGGCATCTGCTTTGATTGAAACTCGCATACATACTCACCTGTTGAGGTTGCAGTATAGATACTTTATTTGCAGCAAAACAATGTGGACAAAGATGCACGGTTATTTCCGTATCACCCACAATCTGGTTCTTGGAATACACCAGAGAACCAGAATCCAATTTATTCAGAAGATAACCTTCAGTCTGTCTTGGCTTTGTTGAATAAATCAGATTTCGGGTAAGTCTCCCCCGTAGCGGGTTGTGTTTTCAGGCAATACGCACGCTTTCAGGCATACCTGCTTTCGTCATTTTGTTCAGCGCTCGTACCAGGGCCATAGCCTCCGCAACCTGACCATCGTAGTCACGCAGCGTCAGTGAACCCCCGAACAGCTGTTTTACCCGGTACATCGCCGTTTCCGCTATCGAGCGACGGTTGTAATCTGTTGTCCATTTCCACCGCGCATTACTCCCGGTCATTCGCTGATTAGCCACTGCACGGTTACGGTCTGCATATTCACCGGGCCA